GCGGCTGTCGCTAATTGAAAGTCGTCTTGAACCAGGGAAATGCCATCTGGACCCTGCACCACGGTGCCTAACCCGCGTGTGCTGACGCCTAACTTGGCACCTTCAGACAACAAACATTCCACGATCTTTCCGTTTGGTGTGCCGAGGGGACCACCTAAGATTTTCGCTTTACCGTAGAAATCCTTGCCTTCAGCCCTCAATTCCTTTATCATGTGGCTGACCAACGGATAATTCACCGTTGGAGTGTCAGGATGCCCCAGTTCTCCAAAGGCGCGGTTCTCGTTGATGTACTCTCGGCGGTACCGATCCACTTCACGGTTCAGGGATTCAAAGAGATACTTGCGACGGTTCTTGTTGGCTTTATCCGCCTGCATGAAGATACCTTCAATGTAGTAGGCTTTTCTGCCAGTGGCTTTTTCCACTTCGGTCAAGATTTCAACATTTTGGGCTTGTTCTTTGATGAGTTTCATGGAGACTCCTTAAATATCCTGCGTCTGCACGTTGTAAACGGCTTCTTTGCGAATGGTCATATAGAGTGTTCCACCTCCGGTGCCGCCTAGTGCTACGACGATGTTACCTGTTGGCGTGTTAGAGAATGGCACTTCATTGTGAATCCACAATCCCTGACCTGTGAGGTTGGCTACGACATTTGGACCACCACCCCCATCGCGTGTAATCTTGATCGTGCCGCCAGCGGGGGTTGACCACTTGCAGGACGTGATAATTGCTGTGGTGACATTCTCACAGTTTGCGTTGGCAATGCCGTTACGCGTGACTGCGACTGCCAAATCCCCTAAGTTGATTGACACAGATGAGGGCGCATCAACAATCCAGAATGTTGAAGGACCCTTGAAACGGTTAATGAGTTCGTATGACATAAAATCTCCTTAATGTATTCCGTAGGACTTTCTCTTGCGCATGGACAGTCTACGCTTTCTCAATGTTTGCTGCATGTGCGCTCGGCGCTTGCGGGCCGCTCGTCGCTGTGTGATTCGCGCATGAATACGCTTGGCGGCCGGGATTCTGGTGATCTTCCCATGTCTCAGCGTAAACCCCTTCACGGCTGACTTGCGAATCATACGCTGGACTTTGCCTTTGCGAATGCGGCGACGAATCAGGACGGTGCGACCTTGGCGCATGCGGTTGGCTTCCGCAAACATCGTAACTCCCATGACCTTTCGCAAGACGGCTAATTTCTGTTCCACTAATCTGTTGAGTGTGGCAGTAATAATGGTCCCGGCGTCTACGAATCGTCCTTCAGCGACAAGCGCAACGGGGTTCATTACTTCACCTGCGAAAATGCAAAATCAGCGAGCTTCTTCAACTTTCCCGGCGAATGATGCAAGGCTTCAGCAAATTTCTGTTGGTTTTCTGGCTTCAGACTATCATGCACCGTGAGTAACGCATGCGCGGTCATGGTATCCACTCTGGAACTAGTGCCGTCCTTATGTGTGACCATGCCATGCTGATGGGCGTCTCTGATGGAGCGTAACTGCCCTACGGGACCATGATGCAATTGCATGGTTTCTTCATTCATCTCTTCTGGACGGTAGCCAGTGCGTTCGTTGTGGACCACATTCTCATGCGGGACCTTGTAACTATACCCACCGCGCTTGACAACGAGATGACTGGGTTCAACCTTGTGAATTTTTCCAGTGCGAAGGTGTGATTCATCCCCGGTGCGATAGCGGATATCATCACCGACTTCGTGATCTTCAAAGAATTCTTGTGGTCCGACTTCGTTCAGGGCTTCTTCTTTCAAGGACACCGGAGTAATGACTGCCTTTTCACCCTCAACTCCTCCACCATACGGAATGGAGAAATACTGCCCCAACTTGTCATTGTAGTACAGTGCAACCATGACATTGTTCGGGAACTGGCGAATCGTCTTGCGTCTGAGAATCAGAATGTTCGGGGGCATGGAATAGTGGGGAACTTGTTCCGCAATCTCCTCAACCCCTTCGTTCAGTTCGGCGCGAAAATCAGAAAACTCTTTCAAGGTGCCTCGTTTCTTTGCTGCCGCGGCCGCGTCAAGTTCTTTCTTGACTTTAGCCGAGCGTGCTGCCACATCAAGTTCTCTTGTGGCTTGTTGCGAACGCTTCAGGACTGCGGCATCAGAAAACGTATCAGAGAATTTCATAGTGCCTTACTTCTGGTAGTTCGTGCCAGCGGCCGCGTGAAACTTTGCATGGTCAAATCGGGGATTGGAGGCTGCAAAGATGGCGGCATGATGGTTCGCTAAGACCTGTCGTTCATGCAAATTTGGATTGGCTTTGATTGCATCGGCCGCTGCTTGGAAATGCTTGCGGGTCTGCATTTCATTCAATTGATCTTCGTGCAAGGCTTTCGCCCCCATGCGATACGGAACCTTGATCTTCTGAGGACCCGGTGCGCCATAGGCTTTGTGTGGGCGAGCCTGTGTGATTGTTCCACCCTTCTTGAGGAATGCTGCTACCGCTGATGCGGTATCGTGTTTCGCGGGTGCACCGGTGCCTTTGTGATTCTTGGCTGGTGCCGCAACCTTGGCTTTGGTCTTGGTCTTTCCTGCCTTGTTCTTTTCTGCCTCTGCGCTCTTGGCTTCGGTCAATTCCTCTGCGCTTGGCGCAAACAAACTCTGTGCGACTTCTTGCTTGCGGGCCGCCAAGGATTCTGACACACGCGCACCCAACAGATCGTTGAGAATGGTTGTGGCTTCACCTGGCTGTTGGCTGGCAATGAGGGAAATCACGTCACCTATCGGCGCCCATTGTTCTGATACTTTCTTTTCCATCTTAGACTCCTCTTTGTTTACGACGATTGAAATGATATTGCTTCATTGCCTCTGATTTTTTCTTCTTCCATTCTTCAGTATGTCTTGCTCCTACAGCGAATTGATTCCCCTGCATGAATTTTGATTGTTGAAGTTTCTGCTTTTCTGGTATTTTATGCCCAAGGGTATTTTTGTTTCCCTTCATACGAATAGCAGCGTTCGTCCTTCGTTCATCTGTATATTTGTAACCAGGACTTCCTTCGCCGCCTTCAGTCAAATTATATTCTGGCTTTATGACAGAAATCCAATACGGCTCCCGAATCTTCAATCCAATATCTAAATCTAAACCTTCTTCAAGTATGGAGAACAGGAATTTATCTTCTCCATATTTTCTAATAGAAGCATAGAGTGGGGTTACTCTCCTATTCTTTGCTTCCCAAAGATGCTGATACCAACGCTTCTCAGGTAGTTGACTTGTAAATCCTACATAGGATTTCTTGTTCACAATGTTCGTCACTTGATAAATTATATACATACGCCTATTTATGAATTATCGTCGCTTGAATGCCTTCTCCACGGACCTGTCAAGACCCGGTGTTTGTGACTGGCTTGGCTGTTCGGACGTATCTACCGTGTTATCCTCTGGCTGTGGCTGTCCCGGCATGCCACCGCCTTCACCACCCGCTCCCGGCTGTCCTGGCATTCCACCTGGCTGCATCGGTTGCCCATCTGGTCCCATCATGCCTGAGAGTGCAAGAGGCAATTCACCACGCTTCGTCTCTTCATCAATTTCATCGGCGATATCTTCAATCTCTTCGTCGCTGAGATGCAACACATGACGCTTGACCCATACATTGCTGTAGTAGGTACCGATGTAGGGTTGAACCTGTGCCAACAAAGTCACTCGTTCGCGGAGCAATTCTGCATCACGCATTTCTGCAAAGTTGTTATCGTTCTTGAAATCGTAGGAGATATTCTCTCTGAAGGTTTCCCATTCCTCAAGCGAACAGACCTGGGTAAGGACCATGTGCTGACGGAGGGCTTCATCAAAGAGCCGAGCAAACTTGTTACGGAGTCGGTGAATGAACTTGTTGAACTTGACTTCATCGCGGGTGATTTCTGCCACGCGCCCGAGACCCACCATGCCGCCGCCAGCCTGTTGTGCATCAAGGCGACCAATCGGCACGTTGAGGGACTTGTAGAGTTTCTTTTGAAAATATTCCACGTCCTCCATGTGACCAAGATTTTCACCACCGGGGAGTGTGGCGATTTCTGTTCCCTTGGAACCTTCGCGGCGGGGCAACCAGAAATCTTCCAGCATGGATAAGTGCTTGCGTTCGTCGCGGAGTTCACCAGTGTTCGCGTCATAGACCAACTTATTGCGATACTTAGTCATGATATCTTTGAGATACTGTTCAGCCTTGAGTTTTGGGAGAGTTCCCACGTCAATGTAGAATATGCGGCGTTCAGGGGCGCGCGACAACCGATAGATGACAATGGCATCTTCAATCATGCGGAGTTGGTTCAGCGGCTTGATCGCTTTGTGCAACCAACCAATGACCATTGTAGACTTGGCATCCAAGAGTCCTGAAGGAACAAACACAATACCATCGGTGGCAATGCGTGTGCCTTGATTGACGGATGCGGTGTAGGATTGCGCGGTGAGACCACGATCATTATAGACGTAGTACTCGGAGATTGCCTTGATGAATTCTACGCCAGTTTTGGGATCGCGGTCCTTCAGAATTTCACGGACCTTACGAATCTTGCGGGGGTCAATATAGCGAAGTTCCTGTACGCCTTCTTTAGGGTTCGCCTTATCAATCACGACCTGAAAATACAACCGGCCATCCACATACCAACGCTTGAACAAGTCCTCACCGAGGTCTTGAAAACTGAGCATGGTCTTGATCTTGTTGAAGCCTTCTTGGATTTTCTTCTTGACGGAGGCTGGTGTGTCGAGTTTATCAAGGTTGATCGTGACTACTTCGCCGTCATCATCCTGCGTCACGGCTTCGGTGATGATTTCTTCAATGGCTTCAGAACACTCTGGATGCAAGGACATTTCGCGGTAACGAGTAATCAGTTCTAATTCGTTGCGAACAGACCCTTCCAAGTCCACATAGGTACCGTAGTAGGCACCTTGAGTTATAGTTATGGCTCCATCGTCAATCTTCTCTTGAGGAATGACAAGGGTTTGTCTATCGGGGCTTTCAATTTTTGTTACGTCAGGGGTTTTTCCAAGAGAGTAGCCAAAGAGGGTCCAAGCCATTATGTTACCACCTTCGTTGTAATTTGGTTGTCATAATAAAGTCACAATAATGACGGGGGACCAGAGGCATCCCCCATGCTCATTACACGATTACAGTACCGTCTTTTGCGGTGGCTGTGAAGTATTGGTATGCAAGGGTTACGGAGAATTCTTCAATGGTGTCGTTGCTGCCCCAGTCCAAATCAATCTGCGACATATCAACAGGGAACATACCAGTGAAGTTGTAAGTCTTGATGATATCCCCGGTCTTAGAGAACTGGTTGACAAGTGCATTGGTTGAGTATCCCAATGAGTTACCGGCCCACTGATCGCGCACGTTCGTTACTACGCGGTTCATTGAGTTCATCCACTTTTCAAACGCATTGCGCACATTGAAATCTTCATCGTTGATGATTGAAAGCGTCCATTCAGGGAATGTACGATTGCCCGCAAGTTTCACTTCACGACCAAAATAGAACAACGGCACATGCCCGATAGTCATACCTGGCATAGAGGCGGTCTTGCACATGAAGGTGATCTTACGATTCGCGGCCCCTGGTGCGATGAAGGTTGGAAACGAAAGCTGAACCTCAAAGAGGTTTGGTCTTGCGCCGTCACCCTGCAATTGTGATCTGAATTCATACGCATTAAATGGCATTGTCGGTCTCCTTAGTTACACTTTAGATTAGAACTTTCCCACGACTTCATCGAAGGAAACTCCTGTGCGAACAGCAATGAAGTTCAACTGAATACCATTGATACTTCGGGCTGGCTTCACATAAATGTCCCCGACAAACTGATTCGCGTCAACCACCGATGGTGGGTTGTTTGTGGAGTCACAAACCACACGATAGTCGGTGATACCGCGGCGGCCCATCACGTCACGAAGGTACGGGTCCACCAATGCAATGAACGCAGCTTGCGTAAACGCATCGTTGAATTCAAACAGGCTGTACTTCGCCGCGCGAGAAATTGTCTTTTCCAGAACAATGAAGAGGCGACGAACATTGATACGATCAAAGGCACTAGGCTTGCTCAACAGAGTCTTATCACCATAGAGGACTGTTCCTTCTCCTGGGAACGAGACAATGGAGTTGATGCCGTTCTTGTAGAGAAGATCGCGGTCAGCCTGTGCTGGATTCCACGCCAACTTTACGACATTCTTGATTTGCCCACGATCAAAACCCGCTGGTGAATACCAAGGGTCGCGGGTCGTGTCTGTATAGACGCAGCATCCGGCCACGTCAGCATTCAATGGGAGGTAGCGGTACACATCGTTATACTTGTCATACTGATACTTCCAGTTACAATCCATTTCTGCGTAGCTGGTTGAATTGTAGTTGTTGCGGTCGGTCACCACCGTCGCGGCTTCAAACCCTAAGTTATTCACAACACTGGAACGCTGAGGAGACAAGAACACCATGCAATCTCTGCGCACGGTGACAATGTTTCCGATGATGTACTGGTTGACAACAGAATCCGCTTCACCTGACACCAAGAGGCTGACATCAACAACTTCTCCGTTGACATACAATCCCCATGCACGAATGTAATCGCCATCCGTTACGGTCTGATCTGAACCGCCGGTGAGGACATAGGATACTGGAAGGAATACGTTTGTAAAGGTTGTTCCTGTGCAGGTGTTTCCCCAGTTCGTTCCCAAAGGATCGTGGTCCATCCAGTAAACCCAACGTGAACTGTTGAACAGCACGGTTGGATAATAGATTGATGACCCGTCATTAGATTTTGCATCCGTACCCTTGGAGAGATGTGGATACTTTTCAAGGACATAGCCTGCGGTACCAGAGAGCACTCCGGTTTTGTCAATGACGATGACATGGATTTCATCGTTCAATCCACCCTTACCGGCTGCGAAATCTGATGTGCCCGGTGCACTATCAAATTGGTTTGCAAATTCCCACTGGCGAAGAATGACATTGTTTCCGGCTGGCAAGGTGACCGTCAACGCACTTGCGAGCGTAAGGTAGGTCGCATTCTGTGAAGCTACTTGAATGTAAGGGTTAGGACCAATCGCAACATAGTCTCCGACAACCACGTTGGCGGCGACACTTCCGGTGATCTGAACTGTGGTGTTGCCAAGGAGTGTTGCACCGTTCGCATACTGTGAAGTCTGCAAGGACACGTTGCTTGAGAATGCGTTTGCGCTTCCGCACTCGGCAACCTTGATGTTGTTACCAAGCGCACCAGGATAACGGGCCGCGAAGAGACCCGCGGTGCCCTGCCCTGCGTAGTAGTTCAACTCATACACACTCTCATTCTTGATCTGGACGTTGGCACCAGGAGTGGTGTTCGCAATCGCGTTGTTGGAGAAGTTGTTGGCAGCGCGGGACACATAGAGTTGGTTGCCATACGCCAAGAAGTTTGCAGCGGAAAGGACAGACGCAAAGTTGTTGCTATCTGGCTTACCAAACATGGTTGTCAGATTCACTTCGGTATCAACCAATTGGCGAGTTTCGACTGGCCCCCAGTTGAATTGACCAACAATTGCACCAGTGCTGGTGGATACGACAGGAACACCAGTAGTGAGGTCGATCTCTGATACGGCTACGCCCGGTGAGAGAAGTTGAAATGACATATTAGGCTCCTT